TTTAAAATGTTATTTGTTCGTTTTGACGCTGCAAAGGTACGGCAAGTTTTTCATTCCCACAAGAAGGCACTTTTTGGTGAGATAGTTACCAAAAAGTAGGTTTTATAACTTTACAAAATCAAAATCAAACAAAATATAGCCAAAAGTCAAATAAATAAAGGAGTTTTGCCGATGTTGCCTATTATTAAGATAGTCAATATTTGAGTTTGATTTAGGTCTTTTTTGACCTTTTTTTGTTACTATTTTGTGACTTTGCTTGGTGGATTCAAAAATAATATGTATCTTTGCAGCGGTAACAAATTCATTCTAATTATGGCGAAGAAAAAAAAGGTAATCAAAGCAAAGGAGCCGATCCGTATGAGGATCAAGGAACTCAAAGGAGGGAATCGCAGTATCTATCTCGATACCTACCTGAACGGAAAGCATCAGTATGAATTCCTGAAAATGTATCTCGTTCCTGAGGTGGATGAGACCGCCAAGACCCTGAATGCGAATACCCTGCAAGCGGCAAACGCAATCAAGGCTCAGAGGCTTTTGGAACTCACTCAGGAAAGAGGTGGTATCTCAAAATCGGGGCATCGGGAGAATATGCCTCTCTTTGATTGGATCGAGGAATTTAGGGATAGGGCAATAAAGAGAGGGGTTCGCACAACTGAATATATCGATTGCACCATAGCCCTGCTTACGAAATTCGGTTGCAAGGATCTTTTGATGAAGGATATCGATAAGCCTTTCTGCCTGAACTTTCTGAGATATGTCAAAGGGGAATATCGTAATCGATACGGCAGACCATTGAAGCCCATCACTCAGCTCAATTATATCCACTATATGAATAATATCCTGAATGAGGCGGTTCGGGCTGAGGTGATCGCAGAGAATCCATTCAACAAGATAGATGGAGAGGGAAAGATGCGGGTTCCTGAGAGTCCGAGGGAATTCCTCACCATCGATGAGGTTAAGAGGCTCATCGATACCCCTTGCGGTCGAGATGATGTGAAAATGGCTTATCTATTCTCCTGCTATTGCGGATTGAGAATCGGGGATATCGAGACCCTGAAATGGGGTGATATCATCCGTGATGGGGAACAATATCGCATTCAGATCGTGATGCAGAAAACAAGGGAACCATTATATTTGCCTCTCTCCAAGCAGGCACTCAGATGGATGCCTGAGAGGGGTAAGGCTTCAGATGATGATAAGATATTCGGATCTTTACCCGTCAGGAATTGGGCGAATCTTGTCATCAAGAAATGGGCTAAGGATGCAGGGATCGCCAAGCATCTGAGCTATCACACCGCCCGCCATACATTCGCAACTTTGATGCTCACCTTAGGGGCTGATCTCTATACCACCTCGAAATTATTGGGTCATACAAAGGTGGCTACCACCGAGATCTATGCAAAGATCGTGAATTCCAAGAAAGATGAGGCTGTGAATTTGGTTGATAAGGTTTTCGATTGATGGAGGGCTGAGATATGAGAAAAGAGATGATTTCCGAGTTATGCAGATTCTATCAGGGAGAGGAAAAATGCCCCTTTGAGGGTGATGCCCTGAAACTATGGGATATCGAGAGGATCTATTTCGAGGCTCTGAGGGATGCCGACAAACTATCCTTGGCTATCGCATCATCATTCAATGCCGAGGTGATTGATGCCATCGGTAGATATTACCCATCGGAGAAAGATGAGCTGATTGCCCGCTATAATGGCTCCCTGAGGGAGATAATCGCTTCGGTGGGTAGTGGATGGGCTGAGGCTGAGAAAGATGCTCAGAATCGATTATCTGCGATCAGGGGAAAGGTCGCAACGAGACCCCGTGATGCCGCAAAATCATTCCTCATCGAGAGGATAAATGATAAGGATCAAAATGATTTCTCTGATTCCCTTTTGGGGTGTCACTATGAGAATTCAGGGGTTTGGGAAACATCCGATAAACCGAGCTGGGTTCTGAGAGAGATCATCGAATATCACTATTGGAGGATTCAGGATGCGATGGATAAGCATTACGGGCAGGATCAATACGATTTCATCAAGAATGATGTGAGACGGTTCCTGATCCATATCCTGATGCGTGACGGGCTGAATGAGATCTATTCTGAGGTTATTCAGGGGAAAAAGCCGAAATCACCTCGGGTTAGTGCCGTTCATGGAGAGGCTGCACCCATCAAAACCGAGTTTAATATGCCTGAATGCCTCAGAACTGATGAGGCTCAGAATATATTCGATAAGGCAAAGCTCTATTGCCTGATTACCGATGATTATAGATGGAATACCGATGGCGGATTCTCTCAGAGGGATTGCGCCTATTTCTGTGCCAATGTCAGCAGGGAACTCAAGCTCATGGGGAATGATTCGAGGGATAAGGAGCCTATCAAATGGGATGCTTTCTCATTCTTTGGCTATAATAAGATCAATCTCTCAAAGATGCTCTCTGAGATGGAAAAAGGAACCAAGGGATTACCCAAAAATGCCAAGCGAATAGATTTGGTGGTTCCATGTCATATTAATGTAAGGTAACTATAATTATTATAGGCAACGTATATCAAAAATAATGGATAGACATCACCCCTTGATTGGTAGATGTCTATCTTTTTTCTTTAGGATAGTCCTTAATTTTGCACCAAGTTCAATCGACAAACGGATGTGCGCACTTCCTGATGTCACAAAATTAAGGAGTTATGATTCAGGAAATTATTTCGAGATTGGAGAGAATTGAGAGCCTCAGCACCTTGGCTGCTAAGAATGTTCTCAATATCGATGATGTGGCTATCCTCACGGGGATGAGTAAGGGGTATGTCTATCAGCTTACCCATGATAAGAAGATCCCCTTTTATAAGCCAACTGGAAAGCAGATCTATTTCGACAGATCTGAAGTTGAGGCTTGGATGAAACGCAATCGGGTAAACTCGGTTGATGAGGCTCAATCCAAGGCGGTATCATATGTAGTCAGGAAAGGAGGCTGATATGAATCAGGGAGATGGCACATTTGCCGCATTGGTGGAGGCTCTGCCAAGGCAACAGAAAAGATTGATGAATGTCCTGCAAAGGGGCGGTCATTATAGTGTGGGTGATATCACCATCATCACGGGGCAATCAGATCCGAGGGGGCATATCTCTCGCCTGAGGCGCAAGGGATTCTCCATCCTTGATGAGTGGTGTCAGAATGACTATGGGGATAGATTCAAACGTTATTTCTTACCTAAAGAATGCATCGCATTATGAGCAAAGGGACAGAATTTAATTTTATAGCCGATTGGGTCAAGTTCGGGGATAGCCTTAGGGATTCTCAGGAACGATATGACTTCTATATGGCTATTTCGAGATATGGGGTCTATGGCGAGGAGCCTGAATCCCTGAAAGGGGCTACATTGGATTATTTCAATACCAAGGTGCGCCCGAATATTGATGAGCAACATAAGAAACGGAATCATGGAAAAGAATAATGGAACACCTTTCGTATTTTACCCATCGTTCCTATCTCAGCTTGATAGGATCAAGAATAATGCGGTGCGCCTTTTGGTTCTCGATTCCATTGCCCGATACGGATGCTATGGTGAAAAGCCCGATTTCTCCAATATAGATCAAATGGGATTGCTTGATGCAGCCTTTGAGCCTATTATGAATGTCATCGATGCCGCAAAGGATAAATATGATGTCAATAAGGAGATGCAGAGCTTGAAGCAGAAGCTCAGGTGGGGATCTATCACCAAGGATGAATATGAAGCCCGAATGAAATCCCTGAAAGATGGTATAATCGGTAATACCGAAGATACTACGGAATACAGCGGTATAATCGGTAATACACGGAATACCTTAAATAAGGAAAAAGGAATAAGGAATAAGGAAAAAGAAATAAATAATATAGATAGAGGGCAAACCGCCAAGCGGTTCACCCCGCCATCTCTCGAAGATATTCAGGCTTATTGCTCTGAGATGGGATATTCTTTCGATCCTCAAAGATTCCTCGATTTCTATGAGAGTAAGGGATGGATGGTCGGTAAGACCAAGATGAAAGATTGGAAAGCCGCCCTCAGGGGATGGAATAGTCGGCAAACTGAATTTGAATTCAAGCCCCAGCAACCCCCATCCAAGGATGCAAGGCGGGGAACCGATGTATCAGCATCCTCAGGGAAAGATTATGAGGGTGATTTCATATCGTCTAACCCTCAGGGATGGGATGAGGATGATAGGAAATTCTGAAAACGGCTCTCTCCTGCGATTTCAGGCACAAGGCTGAATAACTATCCACCTGATCCGAGAATCGCAGTCAGATCGCAAGGAAACGGGGTATCTGCGAATTCTTAAAGGATTGTTAAAAGGCGCAAAATGCGCAATCATATAAAAATAGGGATTTATGAAAGAAGAAAACAAGAGAAAAAAGAAAGATGAGGCTCAGGATGAAGCATCGGAAAGAGCCAAACGGAATGAGGAATATGCGATGATGATAAATATCCTATTCTCCTATGCCGTCACCAATATTCTGAATCTCTACAAAACCATCCCTACACTCGAAAAGGGGTTTATGTATTCCTTTGATGGGGATAGCGTTGCAAGGCAGCGCAAAGTTAATGAGATCCTGAATGATCTGAAGTCTGCATCGGTAAGAACGATCAAGCGGGGGATTTATCAGGAATGGGATATTGCCAACAAAGAATGCGATGAGATCATTGCATCCGCTATGGGTCGGAAAACCCTCGATCTATCCACTTTCCATCGTTGGACGGATAGGAACCAATCAGCCCGTGATGCTTTTTTCAAACGGAGAGAAAGGGGGTTGAATCTCTCGGATCGTATATGGAAATCGGTTAAACAACTCAGAGAGGAAATGGAGATCGCAATGACTATATCTATTGAAGATGGAGATTCCGCATCATCAATGAGCCGAAAGATCAGGGAATATCTCAAAGACCCTGATTTGATGTTCAGGCGATTCAGATATAAGATTGGCGAAGAAGATGTCATCGATCCTGAGACGGGGGAAACCATCGGGAAAAAGCCCATCTATGGTTTGAAATGGAAAAAGAAGATCAGGGATGAGAAAACTGGAAAGATCCACTTTATTGATTACGATAGAGATTCCTATAAAACGGGGGTGGGAGTTTATAAATCATCGGCAAAGAATGCGATGAGGGTAGCCCGCACGGAAACCAATATAGCATATCGGATGGCAGATCATCACCGATGGCAGCAAATGGAATTCGTTATCGGACAGAGAATCCAAGTATCAAGGAGCCATAAAGAAGAAGATATCTGCGATAAGCTCCAAGGGGACTATCCAAAAGATTTCGTTTTCACGGGATGGCATCCTCAATGCTATTGCTATGCAACTCCTATCCTCATCAGTGTGGATGAGATGGCAAAAGTGAATGAGGCATTTCTGAAAGGCGAATCCTATGAGCCAAAAGAAAATCAGATCACCGAATATCCTAAAGGATTCAGGGAGTGGATTGCCGATAATGCCGATAAGATTGTAAATACCCGTAGGAGGGGAAAATCGCCCTATTTTATCAAGGATAATCCAAAGATAATAAATGAAATAATTAAAAAATAAAATGCTACATGAAACAGAATGAAGATGGAACTCTCAGCTTTGGTGCTATGCTCGATCTATCAGGGGTCGATGAAGCTGCTGAAAAACTGAATGCCAAGATCGCATCAATCGGTGATAATGCCGAGAGTGCGAGCGCAAAGATCGATCAGGCATTCCAATCAATCCCTACGGTCAAGATCGATATCCTCTCCAATGTCGATGAGACCCTGAGCAAGATCGGTGAAGCATTTACCGAGATTGATAGGGTAATCGATACTAATAAAGCCGCCATCGCTGATCTCGAAAAGCAATATGATGAGCTGGGCGAAAAGATGTCTGAGGCTTATATGAAAGGAGATGATGATACCTATCGGAAACTCAATGCTGAGGCTCAGGCGATCAGGAACACGATCAGGCTCAGAAAGCAGCTCATATCAGAGACCGAGAAAGTTGCTGATTCCCTCTCTGCCTTTGAGCAGGAGGTGAAGAAAGAAGCCGAGGAAGTTTCCAAGGCTGAGGTGAAGCATTCCTCTCTCCGTCAGAGGATCAAAGAGCTGAAGATGGAACTCATCGAAATGGAGGCTTCAGGGCAAAGAAATACCGATAAATATCGTGAGATGCAGGAGGAGGTCGGTAGGCTCACCGATGCTTGGGGTGATGCCACCGCTCAGGCTAATATCCTCGCCCACGATCAAAGGGGAATGCAGGGTATCATCTCAGGGCTTTCGGGATTGTCGGGAGCATTCTCGGCAGCTCAGGGAGTTATTGCCCTCTTTGGCGATGAGAATGAGGATTTACAACGAATAATGATGAGGGTGCAATCCGCTATGGCTATCACGATGGGATTGCAGCAGGTGCAGCAGACCCTCAATAAGGATTCTGCCTTTCAGTTAGTGACCCTTAACGGACTCAGGGAATGGTGGAATAAGATCCTTGCCATCGGTCGGGGTGAGATGGAGGCAGATACAGCCGCCACAATTGCCGATAATGCCGCAAAGGAATCATCCACGATCGCAACAGAGGCAAATGCAGCCGCTCAGAGGCTCAAAGCCTCAGCGACCTCAGGGGCAACGGCTGCAACGGGAGCCAATACCGCAGCCGATGTCGCAAATACGGGGGCTGCAGTAGCCTCAACGGGGGCAAATATCGGACTTGCAGGATCATTCAGGATGATTGGTGCAGCCATCAAATCCCTTATGGCATCTATCCCCATCCTTGGATGGATCGCTCTCGGAGTGACCGCCATATATGAGGCTTATTCCCATTTCTCGAAAAAAGCCGAGGAAGCCAAGAAAGCCATCAAAGAGCAGCAGGAGATGATGAAGAATGCCAATGAGACCTTTATCAAGGCAAAGATGGCAATTGATGATAATATCCGTGCCCTCGAAAAGTTCAATGGTACTCAGGATCAGGAAAAGAAGCTCATCAGCGATCTCAACTCGAAATATGGGCAGACCCTCGGATATCATAAATCCCGTGCGGAGTGGCTTGAAGTCCTGAAGACCAAGGGAGCCGATTATTGTCAGATGTTGATGATGGAGGCTCAGGCTCAGGCGATTCTCAATAAATACACCGAGGCTTATATCAATCTCCTTTCGGTCAAGAATAATGCTGAGAATGGAGAATACGATCATTGGTATAATACCAAGGCTGGGGATCAGATCTCCCGTCAGAAAGCCATCGATGAGGCTCAGGGCGAGGTCGATAAATGGGAGGCTCAATATAAGGAGTTGCAGCAGCAGATCCTCGATTTCAAATCTCAGAATGATTTCAATTTCCATATCGATCCGAATTCTGCCAAGGGCGGTAAGAATGGCAATGCCTTTGATCCCAAGAAATCAGCAGCCGAGATGAAAAAGATCATGGAGGCTTATCGGGATGAGGTCAAGAAATACATCAAGGATGCGAACGATGATATCACCGATGCCATCATCCAATCACAAGAGGATGGACTTACCAAGGAGCTGAACATCTCCCGTCAGGCAACCGCAAGGCGCATTGCCGATTGGAAAGATAACCTCAGGAAACTCGCAGAGGTCAGAAAGGAGACAGAGCATCAGATCTATATGCAGCAGAAAGGGGCTACCGAGGATGGTTGGCTCAATTCCGATGCGGGTAAGATGTCAACAGAGCAATATATGGAATCCCTGCTGAAAGATAAGAAGATCTCAGAGGAATTCTATCGGGGTCTGAGCCTGATCGTTGAGAATGGCGAGAGGGAGATTGCCGCCATCCGTCAGAACTATGCGGATTCCCTCATCGATGCCTATGGAACCACCCAGCAGAAGATGGAGAAACTTGAAAGGGAATGGGCGCAGAAGCTCAAATATATCCCCTCTGAATATTTGGATGAGGCTATCAAGCAGATGGAGGCATCTTTCGCCCAGTTGCAGAGCGATGATTTCAAAAAGGCTATCGATTGGGATGCGATCTTTGGAGATATGGGTAAACATTCAGCCGATGCCCTGAAACTCAATCTCGAAAGGATCAAGAAGTATTTCGAGGATAATAAATCATCTATGGATGCAACCGAGATCAGGAACTATCAGGAAGCCATTACCAAGATGGAGGATGAGATCGCATCCCGCAATCCTTTCTCTGCCTTGCGGAAATCCATCGATGATATGGCATCAGCCAAAACGGAGCTTACCAATGCCCTCGCAGAAATGGCATCATCTCAGAGAGAGGTCAATCAGGCTCAAACCGAGTTTAATGAGGCTCTTGAATATCATCGTGAGATCTTGGATCGGATCGATAACGGGGAACTTACCGCAGATTGTGAGGAATTGGCTGATGCAACCCGAAAGGAAACAGATGCCCGAAATAAGCTCACTCAGGCAACGCAGAGGAATACTCAGGCAGAGAATAAGGTAGTCAATGCCCGAAATAGGCTCACCTCATCCTATAAGTCATTTGCGACCCATCTCAAATCAGTCGGAGGGGCTATCACCGATGTAGGAGGAAAGGCAAAGGATCTCGCTCAGGTTTTCTCTGCTGATCTTGCAAATAGCATTGAGAAAGGGCTTGATTTTACTGATAAGATCCTCGATGCTACATCATCCGTGATCGATGCAGTCTCAGATGTCGGAAAGAGTGCAGCCCAAGGAATTGAGGCAACTGTTGATGCAGCCGCTCAGGGTGCTACGGGAGCCGCAGCAGCAGGAGCATCCGCCATCTCAACGATTGAGAAGGCATCCGTGATCCTCGCAGTCATATCGGCAGCTCTCCAAGTGGCTACCGCCATCGCATCCCTATTCAATGATGATGATGCCAAGCAGGAGGAAATCGAGAATCTGCAAAGACGAATCGATCAGCTTCAATGGGAACTTGACAATCAGGATGCGGTAAGGCTTCAGAATAGGCTCGGTGATGCCGTTGAGAGGGTAAGGAACGTATATGCTCAGACCTCGGCAGAGGTGATGAGGCTCCATGAGGTATCAAAGAGATATGGCAGCTTTTGGGGGCAGATGATCGGTCAGATGATCTATGAGAATGAGATGATGGAGAGATCCATCAATAAGATCGCAGATGCCTATGCCAAGGTGGAATATACCGCAAATAAGGCTCTTGGTGAGGAAAGATTCAAATCAACCCGCAAGCAGCTCGAAAACCTTGCGGAGCAACAGATCCTCATCTATCGTCAGATCGAAGAAGAACAAGATAAAAAGGATGTCGATCAGGATAAGATCGATGATTGGAAACGTGATATTCAGGAGCTCGCAAATGAGATGGCTGATCTCATCAATGAGATGCTGGAGGAAATCATCGGTTCCACCGCTCAGGATCTTTCCTCAGAACTCGGAAAGGCATTCTTTGATGCAGCAGCTCAGGGTGAGGATGCGATGGAGGCTTGGCATCAGAAAGTGAATGATATCGTGAGGGATATTCTTCAAAGGATGCTCATCTCTCAGGTATTGGAGCCGAGGATCGGTCAGCTCTTTGATAAATACAAAAAGAGATGGTTCGATGATAAGGGTAATTTCCAAGGCATCGATGCGGTCAAGAACTCAGCATCACAATTTGCCTCTGATCTGAATCAGGCAGGAGAATTGATGAGGGAGATGTGGGATGGATTATCCGAGGATATGAAGCAATATTTCAGCCCTGAGGAAGTCGGCAGGGAGGCAGCTGCAAGGGGTATCGCCACCGCATCTCAGGATTCTGTCGATGAGAATAATGCCCGTCTGACAACCATTCAGGGGCATACCTATACTCTCGTTCAGGGAGTGAATGATCTGAATGATACCGCAAATGCGATCCTCGATAGAGTCACAAGCATAGATCGAACCACTCAGAATATGGATCGGACTATGGATGAGACTAAAAAGGTGATTAAGAATCTCAAGGATTCTGTTGATGATATGAATATGAAAGGAATCAAACTCAAATAATTAAGCATTATGAAAGAAATCGTTGAGGCTCAAAAGAAATGGCGCAGGGCTAAGGTACTTGCATCCGCATCTTGCATCCGTCAGGGTAAGAGAGATGTGGCAGAGAAATTGAATGTATGCAATATGTTCAAGGGTACGGAATCGATGGAGGAAATGATCTCCCTGATGTTCTCAGCTCAGGGAGCCGAATTCCTTACCACGTATGGCTTTCCTGATATCGAGACATTCAGGATGTTCAAGAAATATCATCCTGAGAGATTCGGGGTCTATATCGATTGCGGGAAAATCAATCTCTCAGGGGTTCAGAGGGCTTTCTTGGTGGGGAATACCCAAGCCGAAATCAAATGCGATGAGACGGCTTTATATCGCATCATATTGATGCACGGGGCATCTGCTGAGATCGAGGCTTCAGGCTATTCGGTGGTGAAGATTGAGAAAGATGGTGTTTCCGAGGTGAAAGGCTCATTCTCAGGGATGGCTAAGAGGCTCTGAAATCATAGTCTTAAAAATGATGGTTTTGCAACCGATTCGATCTATCTGCGTGATAATCAGGGGAGAAATCAACCGAGTTGCATCACCGAGTAACAAAAAAGTAGCATTTTAGTGCAAAATCATGGGAAAATCGATAGTCAATAAGACCAATAAGAATGAGATCCGAGCGAATATCGAGGCTTTCAAGGGTCGGATAATCGATAGCCTGATCCAAAGGCTCTCATATATCGGTGAGGAATGTGTGAGGGTAGCCCGTCAGAGAGGCAATTATAATGATATCACGGGAAACCTGAGATCATCCATCGGATATACCATCCTACTCAATGGGAATGAGGTTATTCGGGGAGCCTCAGCGGATTATCGAAAGGTGACAAAATCGGATAAGAATGGAGTTGATGAGGGAAAGAAGCTCTTGGATAAGATCAAGGCTGACTATCCTCAGGGATTGGCTCTCATTGTCTGTGCTGGGATGAACTATGCAGCCTATGTCGAGAATATCCATCATCGTGATGTCCTGACCTCGGCTGAATTGGTGGCTGAATCCCTCGCTAATAAACTTCTAAAAGGAGAATATAAAAAGGTATAATCAAACTAAAAAATGAGAATTATGAAAGAAAAGAAAATGATCCCCATTTCAAGGGATGGCAATCGCATCGCAAGGATGTGTGCCGATTTGGAAACATTCTGTGGATTGATGAATGATCTGATCGCAAAGCTCAGAGATCATGGTATATTCGCAAAGGATTTTGAGGTGACGGATGAGATCGTTAAGGATTTGGCAATTCTTAATACCGATTCAATCAAGGCGAATCTAAAAGCCGCCTATGAATTGGAGGCTGCTGGCATTGCAATCCCCGTTAAGAGGCAGGAGTTCTTGGATTCCCTGCTTGATGCCTATCAGATCATTGATAAGCTGATTGATGAAACGAGAGAAATCATCTATAAGAATGGGGTAAAGCTCTATCTTTCGGGATATGATGATCTATGCCGATATATCTCAAATGAGAGAGTGAAATATATCTCCGTCAAGAAAGGAAAGGTCATCTATGATCGTAAGATGATCGAGGATGATAACACCATCTATGCCTCAGGTGACTATTTTCAGGATTTCATAAAAAGGGCTAAGGCTCTCCATCAGCAGATGGTGGATTTCGATAGAGAGGTCAGAATCCTCTCTGCTGCCAAGGGATCTATCATCTATGGTATCGGTGATGTGAATGCCTATAATAATAGTCTGATCACTACATCAGATGGAATGATTTACCTCGATTGGAATCAGCTCGGACATATCGAATTCGAGAATGCTGATGAGGCTCTGAAAAATGGGATCACCATCAATAACTCAGAGATCATGGGCGAGAGCATCATCAAGGAAATAGAGAGTTCAATCAATAAAAAAGAATAATCATGGGAATTTTGGACTATGTAATGAGCGAGGATGAGATGAAGCAGGATGCCGAGTCTTTCGCCAATGGATTGCCCGATAGGGGCTATCAGATAGATGGAACCTTTCAGGAAGCCAATAAGGACTGGATCGATGCCATTCAGAATGTTGAGGCTGATGCCGCCAAGGATGCAGAGATATGGGCTAATAAGCTCCCTGATAAGAAATAATCCCCTGAGTGGGGATAACGGAACCCTCAGGCTCCTTTTGCCAAGGGGCTGAGGTACTGCGGAAACTCCGCAGGTTTATTCACTTTTCCATTTGGATGGATGAGGTAGGTGATGCCTTTTACCCCCTTTCCTCAGCAGAGGGTAATCGCTACTGAAGTCATCGGATTCTTTCGGTCGGGTCGGTGGATATAGATGCCATTTGACCCGATTTTTTTATGCTTTTTCGATCCATTTTGAGCCCCAGCGCAAATTTTAAGATTTTTTACATGGTCTTATTAAGCACCAAAATGCCCGAAATCGCCCTTTTTGGTGGGGTTTTGAGCGATTTTTTGCCCGAAAATTCCATTTTTGAGCCCAAAATAGACCAAAAAACCCTTTTTCCTGATTCCTGATAAGCACCAAAACCGATGCTTATTAAGCACCGATGCCCATTTTCAGGGGTTTTCAGGATTTGGCGGCAATCAGGAAAAGCCCTATATTTGCAGCATCAAAATCAAAATATCAAGGTTATGGCAAAGAAAGTTTATCTGATTCAAAACACTCGATCATGGGAGGTTGTTATGGTATGCAGCTCGATGAAAAAGGCATCCGAATATAAGAAGCTCATCGAGGCTGAGAATCCTCAGGGGAATTATAACATCAATCCTCGTAAGGTCTTTTAGAAATAAACCGAGTTTAATCAGGGAGAGGGCTGCACCTCTCCCATCAAAAGAATATTGTTCAATTTCAAAATTAAGGATTATGAAACAGATCACAGAGAATGAAGCATCAGCCATCCGCAATGCTTTGGTAAGAATGAATCTCAGCAACCTTGCTGATTGTGGCAACATCACAGATGAGATCACGGGAGTCTCCTTTCGGGATTTCTTCGCAGATCTCCCATCGGTAGTAATGGAACTCTCCCAGCACGGAGATCGTTATCAGGCTTTTATCAATTCCCTCGACAAAGTGAGTGGGATCCTGAATGCGATCACCGAGAGGAATCAGATCCTTATGGATGCAGGATATTTCTTTGAGTGCATCGATTCATCGAATCATAAAGGATAAGGTTATGGCACAGAAGAAATCAAGGCGCAACGGCTACAAGGATCTTGGAGAGCTTAGGGAATGGTTCATCGAGGATTGCGGTCTGAGATCATTTTGGGATGATTATTGCGAATCAGGCGAGACCCCTGATATCTCAGAGATCATCAAGAAAAAGGATCAGAGCATCAGCCTATGCAAGTCGGTAATATTCCATCTCCTTTCAGCAATGAGGGATCTCAATGAACTCAACGGGATATAATTTCAACGCAATTCAATCATCGGGGGATGCTCATCATCGGGCATCCCTCTCATCATTCAAATAAAATCATCATTTATGGTTAAGATAGTAAATACTGAGATAGGATCTCTCCCGATAGAGAGTCTCCTAAAAGAACTACAAAAGAGGCTCAATAGGTGGAATGTAACTATACTACATAATAAAGAAAAGAAGGAAATATGGGTAACGGGAAAGAAGGTAGATTTGATCTCCTTTATTGCCTTTTATAGGAATATAGAGGGAATTAGAGAAATAGCGTTTTTGGTAACGGATAAAGGTGAATATCTTTAGAGGAATCTGTTTATCATTCTAAATCTTTCAGACTATGGCAACAGAGAAATTCATTAAGGAGCCTATTCATATCAGGCAGAAGAAATTGGCAAATGGGAACCTGAGTTTATATCTCGATATCTATATCAATGGGATGCGATCTTATGAGTTCCTGAGGCTTTATATCATCCCTGAGAGGAACCGAGAGGACAAGGAGAGGAATCGGCAAACTATGCAACTTGCAAACTCCATTAAATCAAAGCGCATCATGGATATCCAAAATGGGGAATTCGGATTCAGATCGCTCTATAAGCTCGATACTCTTTTCTTTGAATACTTTCGGGCTATGTGCAATCGCAGGATCGGATCAGAGAGCCGAGGAAATTGGGGTAATTGGATTTCTTGTCTCCATCACCTGATGAAATATGCAGGGAATGAAAGGATCACTTTCGAGAGGATCACCCCTGAATGGGTGCAGGGCTTCAGGGATTACCTCGATCGGGATGCGATCGCTTGGGATCACGATTCCCGAAAAAGGGTTAAGGGTAAGCCTCTATCAGAAAATTCAAAGCAGAGCTATTTCAACAAACTCCGTGCTTGTCTCAATCAGGCATATGAGGATAGGATCATTCCTGAAAACCCATGCAGGGGGATTGATGGATTCAAGGGAGAGGAAACCACCCGAATGTATCTGACTATTGATGAGGTGAAGATCCTCGCTCAGACCGAATGCGAATACCCTCAGATCAAATCGGCATTCCTATTCTCCTGCCTGACGGGATTACGAAAAAGTGATATCCTCAGGCTCCGATGGGGTGACATCCATCATCAAGGGGAATTCACTCGGATAATATTCAGACAGAAGAAAACGGGGGGATTGGAGTATCTTGATATCAATCATCAGGCGGTGGAATTGATGGGAGATGAGGGAAAGCCCGAATCCCATATTTTTACGGATCTGCTTACCACATCAGCCACTAATCGGGTCATTCAGGAATGGGTATCGAGTGCTGGCATTCATAAAAAGATCTCCTTTCATTGCGCCCGCCATTCCTTTGCCACGATGATGCTTGATTTGGGGACTGACATCTATACGGTTTCCAAGCTCTTAGGACATCGGGAAATCGCAACCACTCAGATATATACTCGGGTACTTGATAAGAATAAGCAAAAAGCGGTGTCGGTTATTCCTCAGATCATCTAAATCGGGGATTCTGAGGGAATTTCACTCTCAGGATGGGTAAATACCCACCTCAGGATGAGAAACGGGGTCAGGATCGCAGGAAATGCGCAAAATGCGCAAACCATGATGAGGCTATCGATTGATAAAATGCCCCTTTTGCCCCTTTCTAATAAAAAGGGCGAAAAATAAGGAGTTGTGGAGATGAAAATGCGGAAAATGCGGATCTATATAAAAAATGCGCAAAATGCGCAATCCAAGATGATACCAGCAATACAAAATGCCTATTTTGCCTATCCCTATAAAAAAGGCGATCATCATTTCTACGATCCATCCCCATGATCCGTGATGGCGATCTGATCCATCAGGAATGAGCCTCAGCCCTGATTCTTAGAGCGATTCGGGCGATCTCTTAGAGTAACGGATTGATATCTTAGAAATGCCAATTTTGGGGCTATTTTGGTACTCGTTACCCAGTGCCATACCATAACTGCGTGATATTCAACGGGTAACAAAGCCCGAAAATATTCCATGATGGAAAGTAACCAAAATCGTATAAATGCGAAAAAATCCCTTTATCTGCGGGGGATCTCAGGAAAAATGAGTATCTTTGCAGCAGATAATGAAAGGAGGGCGGTTCCTGAGGCTCTTAGAGTTCCGATAGATACCCCTCTTAGAGTTGGATAAATATTCATTTATGGAGAGAAAAGATCTATTGCATCATTGCAGATACTACAAAGGAGAGAAAGATTCCCCATTCCCTCAGACCGATATTCGTTTTACGGCTTGGAGGATCGAATCATTATGGGTTAATCAGATGATTGCGGATTCGGATCATATCAATTTCTGTATAGAGGAATATATCCTCAGGGGAATGAATGATTTTCAGAAATTCGATGATACCCCAATAACCCTGAAAGCATTACTCATGAATAGATATTTCCAATATAGTGAAAGAGAGGATATTGATGCTTTCAAAGATTTCTATCTCAGATTATATAATTAGGGATATATGGTGACAGAGCAGAGCTTAATTCGGTTATGCCGATATTATAGGGGTGAGGATGATTGCCCTCAGGGTGTTTCCAAACTGATATGGGGATATGAAAAGGCTTGGGTGGAGTTTAATATCAGGGCATCGAAATCCGCCAGCGGATCAGATGCCGCCTATCTTAAATCCATCGAGAGGGAGTATAATGATTCAGGTCTTAAGTATTTCGAGATCATGGATGATACCCCTGCAAGCCTGAAAGCACTCCTATTCAATCGATTCTGCCATTGGGATAGCGGATCGATGCGGCATAGTGTAGAGCCATTCAAGAAATGGTATCTCAAATATTATATAGGGGATGATCGTATCGAGGGTGATGCCTGATCCTGAGATAGATTTCTCCATTAAAATTTGGTTATATCGAAAGAAATCCTTAATTTTGAACCCGAAAGCCATCCATAAAGCCATAAATGAGTGCATTTGTTACCGCTTTGTTACTCGGCAAAACTGATTGGATGGCTTTCTTTTTGAAAATCAAGTAGTTACGAGAAGAAATGCACAAATAAGTAGGAATTGTGATGTTATCGGGCTTCTGCGAAAGTGACATTAACTTAGATTAACTAAGTGTAATTTGGTAATTCGGTAACTATTGGTTACCTTTGCGCTCTAATAAGTATATTATGGCAGATAT